AGCACCCATAGGTCACCGGGTTGCGTCAGTGTCTGTCCGGCATCGGGGACCGGCGGGATCTCGTCGGGATCGGTGAGGCCATCGCGCACGCTGGGGTCGAGCAGCTTCGCCAGTTCGTCCTGGTCGAAACCCAATGCCGCCAGGTCCAGGTCGAGGTCACTGCCCTCGATCGCGGTGAGTTCGATGCCGAGCTTCTCCAGATCCCACTCCGCGATCTCGGCGGTCTTATTGTCGGCAATGCGCAGCGCGCGGATCTGGTCGGTGGTCAGTTCGACCGCGACATGGACCGGCACATCGGTGAGGCCGAGATGCTTCGCCGCCCGCCAGCGGGTGTGGCCAATGACGATGATGCCCTCGCCATCGACGACGATGGGCTGGCGGAAACCGAACTGGCGGATGCTCTCGGCCACCGCCGCCACCGCATCATCGTTTTGACGGGGATTGTTCTCGTAGGGCCGGATGGAGTCGATGGGTCGGGATTCGATGCGCATGGGGTGGTCCTGATCAGGGGTGACGGGGCTGGTCGGCGGGCGGCCGGACAACCTGGGGAAAGTGAGTCGAACTCGGCGGCTGTTCCCTTGGGCAAGGAGGAAGCCATTCGGCGGGGGAGGACCCGTTGATCTGTCGATAATTTCGACAGGCCTCCCGAGGCGTTTCCCGTCGCGTGATACCCGCGTGTTTCCCATCACGGCCATTCGCAGGTGGGAAACACCGCGTCCCCGTTTCCCGTTTCCCACCTCGGCGCCCTATAGGGCGCGCCGAGGGGTGGGAAACGCGGAAACAGGGCTGGGGTCTGGTCCCGTTTCCCACCTCCATATCGAGGTGGGAAACAGAGGTGGGAAACAGGGAAACATGGCTCATGGGCGGGCCTTCTTTGGTTCAGTTTTGGCCACGCGCAGGGCCACGCTGGCGGTCGTGGTGCGGCATCCGGCGAGGGCCGTCAGTTCGCGGACGGAGAGGTGTGGGTTCTCCATGGCGAGGCGCAGTGCCCGATCGTCGGGCTCCTCGCCGTGGCTTCCCGGCAGGCCGACCATCCTGGTGTTCCGTGGACCGTCCCAGGCTTCGAAGCTCCCGTCGTTGGTCTCGATGAGCGCTTCGATCGCCATCTCCACGTCAGCCTTCCGCAACCGTGGTTGGGTCTTCCGAGCGGTGGCGTGGACCAGGTCGCAGGCAGCGCGGAACGAACGTGGTCCTTTGCCCAGCACCTCGGTGACGGCGTCCCGGATGGCGCTGGTATCGACGGTGGTGGTGCCCGATTGCCGGTTGGCCTCCAGGCCGTCGTACTCATCCCCGGCTTGGCCCCAGGCGATGCGCGGCATGTCGCTGACGCCTTCGGTGAATGGGTCGGGCCAATAGAAGCGCCAGGTCCAGCCGTTCGGGTCCATGGGGCCGAGGTTCGACTTCACCACCCGGAACCAGCGCTCGCCGTCCTGCACGCCCTTGTCGAGCAAGGTGGCGACGCGCACCCCGGCCGTCATCTGGGCCGAACCGGCGATGGCGTCCATGGGATCGCCGTCGCCCTGGCCAGTCTTACGCAGGTGCGCCACGACCAGGACAGCAGCTCCGGTCTGTCGGGCGAGCCTAGTCAGCGAGTCGAGCAGCAGCCGAACGTCCTGGGCGGCGTTGGCATCGGTGCCGGCCGGAGCGAAGGCGGCGAACGTATCGACCACGATCAGGTCGAAGGCATGGGTGGCCGTCGCCTCGACCAACAGGTGGACATGGGCGGCGAGATCGATGGATGAGCCGGTGGCGGTGTTGGCGAACACCGACCAGCACACGCGCGAGAGGTCGGCGTTGGCAGCGCGCAGGCGTGGCAGCAGGACGCAGCTCGCGTCATCCTCGCGGGCGAGCAGCAGGACCTTGCCTGGTGGATGGTTCGTGCCGTCCGGCATGGGTTGGCCCGACGACACGCGCGCGGCCAGGTCGCAGATCAGGAACGATTTTCCCAGGCCCTGCTTGCCGCCGATGAGCGACAGCATCCCGCGCGGAACAACGCCCGGCCAAAGCCAGGCGATCTCGCGCTCGGGCGTCTCGGCGAAGGTTTGGAGATCGAAGGTCAGGAGCGGTGGACTGCTCGCTGCCGGCATCAGGCCGGAGAGATCTACGTCGCCCGTGGGCAGAGGCTCGGCACCGTAGCCGCTGCGCCGCAGTTCGGTTGCGGCGGCTTGGAAGTCGCCGTGGTGCTCCAGGAGGGCGTAGGCGGCGAACGGGCTGTACGCGCGGCTGGGTTCGAAGGGTGCGGCGTTGGACGAGAAGACGTAGAGCGCGCCATCCTTCAGCGTGGCGGACGTGGAGTTGGTCTTGCCCGGCCGGCACCAGTGTTGGTTCGCACCATCATGGACCAGCGACCAGCCATGATGCTGCAGCAACGCGCCGAGATCCGCACGCCGGTTGAAGTCGTCGCCGGGCCGCTCGCCATCCACGACGACACTAGGCTGCGGGTCCACCGGCTCGGGCAGGATCGCGTTGATCGCCCAGGCGCAGCGCAGGAGGACATCGCGCTCGGCTGGGGTGAGCACGGGCAACGCCGTGAAGTCACCCTGCATGAGCTGGTAGCCGGGCGATGGCGCGCACAGGAACAGACCGCCCTCGCCGCGCGTCTCGATCATCGTCAGCACCAGGTGCCAGCGGCCGTCGCGGTCCTTGCGCGGTTTGTAGATCTTGCCGAAGCGCACGACTTCGGCGGGGCCGTCGAGATCCTCGCGTCGCTGGGCGAGTTTGAGGTTTCCGCTCACCGGCTCGGCGCAGCGATAGACGACGTGCCAGCCGCCCGATGGGCTGGTCTCCACCACCAGGCGATCGAGCAGGCCCGGTGCTTCTGTGGTGACGAGCGCCGACCACGCGGTGAAGGCTTCGCCAGCGCAGTCGAAGTCGATGAGTTCCAGATTCCCGGAGACAGCGCCGCAAATCAGACAGCAGGCCGCATGCGCATTGGCGAACCACGCATCGACCTCAGCAGCGGTTGGCAGCCGCGCCTGGTAATCCTTCCAGGACCCAATGGCAGGACGCTTCTCCGGCATGCGCGCGGGAAGCACGCACAGGCCGGCGTTCTGATACGCACGCGCTGCGTCCGCGAGGCTGATCATGCGCACAGATCCAACTGCCGAACGCGGCTGGGCTCTTCCGCCCAGCACCGGTTCCGCAATAATTCGGCACCATGCCGACGGACCAGGATCCCATCCGCAGCATCGCCCTGATCATGAGCGTCACCTGCGTGCGCAACACGATCATCGAGAAATACCACGCGGATGGAAAACTGGACGACGCCGACATGGAGGCGTTCAACCGCCAGGTAGCTGATCGCATCTACACTTTCCTGAGCTACCTCCTCAGCACCCAGCGTGACATGAGCGATGTGCTGGAAGCGCTGCGGCACTACCTGCCGACCGATTGGGATCAGCCGCAGCGCGACGCCTTCCTCGACAAAGCCGTGGCTGCGTACCGGGCACGGACCGGAACGTCGAGATAGACGCAAGGCCGGGAGGCCTCTCTCCATCAGACCCGATCCGCATCCTGGGCGGTGAGCGGGAACGGCAGCACGAGCGTCTCGGCCGTCGTGCTCTCGTAGATGCTGCGCAGGCGCAGCACGAACAGGTGACCCTGGCGGCAACGGAATGTGATGCCGATGGCCGAGCCGCCCTCGACCGGCGGAGCGGTCGGGTCCAGGCGCACGCCATCGCGGTCCACGCACAACGTGCCGCGCTGGCCGCCGAGCGAGATGCTGTCGAGCGCGATGGGAGCGACGTGCTCGATATGGCAGACCGGGCAGCGGAGATGGCCGCGACGGGGTTCGGGAGCGGCAGCCTGGATCGTGGCGATAGTGATATGCATGCGTTTTCCCTGGTTAAAAAGGAGGTTCGTCGTCGTAGACGGATGACGGAAGCGCAGCCGTGATGGGCGGCTCATCCCGATCTTCGCCCGGCTCGCGCGGCTGCGGCTGCGAGCCGAACCGGTAGTCGGTGATGCGCTCGAAGTCCTCGCCAGCGACGGTGCGGACGGTGATGTGCGTGGTCTGCGCCAGGATGCCGGCATTGGCGAGGCGGCAGGCCTCGGCGGCGGTGGAGGGCACCGGATCACGGCTGCGGGCGCGCCACCACGCCTCGGCCTTGCCGCGCGCGAAGCCGGTGTGCTCGAAGCAGACCCACTCCTTCTGATAGCGATTCAGGCCGATCTCGTACTCAACGCGCAGTGACTTCGGCGCGTCCAGTGGAGCGCCGCGTTTCTCATGGACGGCGAAGAACGTGTCGCGGACGGCGTACTCGTTGATCGTGACCTGGCCCGTCAGCACGCCGGCCGACGACGCCTCGCGTTCGTGCTTGTCGCGCTCGGGTGGTGGAAACTGGAAGCCGCACTGCGGACAGGTGGCGAATCCGGCGGCAATCACCGCCTGGCACAGCGGGCATTCCTTGGCCGGTGCCTGCCCGCTCTCACGGCTGTCCTTGTCGGCGATGGTGATGGCATCCACGGGACCGTGCCGCAGGACGTTGCCGCCGAAGTCGAGCACCAAGCAGTCGCTCTTGCCTGGCGCGAGACGGAAGCCGCGCCCGACCATCTGGTAGTAGAGCCCAGCCGACATGGTCGGGCGTAGCAGCGCTACGCAGTCCACCTGGGGCGCATCGAAACCAGTGGTGAGCACCGCCACGTTGACCAGGTAGCGCAGCTCGCCGCGCTTGAAGCGGGCGATGATGCGGTCGCGCTCGGCGTCGGGCGTCTGGCCGAAGATGCAGGCGACTTCGAGACCATGGGCTTCGCGCAGCACCGCCGCGACGTGCTCTGCGTGTGTCACGCCGGCAGCGAAGAGGAGGCATGCCTTCCGCTCGCGGGTCTGCTCGACGATCTCACTGCACGCCGCACGCACGAGGTCGTCGACATCGCACAGCCGCTCGACCTCCTCTGCGACGAACTCACCGGCGCGCACATGCAGACCAGTCGTATCCGCCTTGGCCTTGCCAGCCTTGCTGATCAGCGGCGATAGGAAGCCGTCGCGGATCAGCTCCTTCACACCGACTTCGTAGCAAACGTGGTTCAGGATGTTGTCCGGCCCGCAGATTGCGCCGTCCTTGAGGCGGAACGGCGTAGCGGTCAGGCCGATGACGCGCAGATGCGGATTCACCGCCTGTGCATCGCGCAGGAAGGTCTGGTACATGCCCTCGCCATCCGGCGGGATGAGGTGCGCCTCGTCGATGAGCACGAGGTCGAAGCGGCCCAGATCACAGGCTTTCTGGTAGACCGATTGGATGCCAGCGATGATCACCGGGTGATCGAGATCACGGCGCTTCAGGCCGGCGGAGTTCACGCCCACCAGCAGTGGCGAGAGGAAACGCGCGGCTTGGCCAGCGTTCTGATCCACCAGCTCCTTCACATGGGTGAGCACCAGGATGCGTCCATTCCAGCGCTCGACGACATCGGCGCAGATGCGGCCGACGATGACGCCCTTGCCGCCACCCGTTGGGATGACGACGCAGGGGTTGTCCTCACGGGCCGACAGATGCCCGTAGACGGCGGAAACCGCCGCCTCCTGGTAGGGCCGCAGGCTGACCATCAGGCGACCTGGGTGCGCCGACGGTACGCACGATGACGCTGGACGGCGTGGCCACCTGGCAGCTTGCAGTCGAGCACCGCCTGGGCCTGGTCGTTGGTGACCTTCCCGCTGTCATCGACCAGGTGGTAGCACCGTGCCGCCGCGCGCATGACCGCGTCGAAGCCGTGGACCTTGAGCAGGTTGTTCCAGCCCTGGCGCTGCACCGATCCCGGCTCGCCGAGATTGGCGATCAGTCCGAGGAACCGGAGCGACGCCTCATCGATCGCGTGACGCTCGGGTAAGACCGGCTGCTGACGGCGGATGCCGCCTTCGTCGAGGAAGGGTGTGCTGTCGCTCATGGGCGTTGCTCCAGAAGGCGGCCGTACTCGGCCAGACAGAGGGCGTCGGCGATGCCGTCGTGCGGGACGCGGCAGCCGTGAAGGACGAGATCAGCGGTCGGCCAGCGGCTGGTACAGAACTGCACCGCGCCGGCCTTGTCATGTGGCAGGCCCAGGAGCACCCGCTTCTTCCAGATCGGTGACGGCACCAGGACGACCGAGGCTCCGAGCGCTGCGCAGACGCCGCGCACCATGCCCCAGCCGGTGCCGAACTTAAACGTCGAGGCCACGCCCTGCTTGGGCATGGCACCGACCTTCTCGATGCAGACCCGGCCGATGTCCTGATGGCTGTCCATGCAGCGCAGGGACCGCAGCAGGTCGGCGAGGCCGGCAGGATGAACCTCGCCGCCAGCTACCGGCATGGGCCACAAGCCCACGACGGTGCCGGCGTGATCGAGGGCGGCCACCCCACCATGGAGACCGGGGTCGATGCCGATGGTGAGGTGCATGCCGCCTCAGCCCTTCCGCAGCCAGGGCGGCGTTGCGGTGCCGCCGGGAGCACCGGCCTGCTGCGGCACACCCGCCGCCGCATCTTTCTTCGTCCAGGCGGTGACCTCGTTGGCCATCTCGCCGTTGTCCTCGCGCTTCTTCAGCTTCACGGTGACGGTCATCGGCAGGTTGTGCAGTTCGGCCGAATCCTTGGGCTGCATCACGCCGATCGCGCGGCAGACGGCCGACAGTTCTCCACGCGCGATCTGCACGGTCTGCGCGCTGGTGTGCTGGAGCGTGTGGCGTGACCACAGCTTCCGGCCTTTGTGCTCGCCATCGAGGATCTGGTACTCGAGTTCGAGATACTGCCCCGCGCCGTTCTTGGTCGGCTTCATCTCGCTGTTGGTGACGGCGGCGACGTACTTGCCGGCGGGGACGGGATCCTTGCCGGAGCTGGGCTCGACCTGGTTGGCATCGAAGTTGAGAGTGGCCATGGGATGGTTCCTTGGTTGGTTCAGCGATTGGTGGGGAGAGTGGGGACGGTGGTGCTGGCTGCGGCGATGGCGTTGCTGGCGGTGAGGTACTTGGCGAACTCCGACCACGCGAGCGGCAGCTCGTCGGGCAGATTCAGGCGGTTCTTGGCGAGATGGCTGGGGCGCTCGGTGGCGCGCAGCACGCGCTCGCCGGAACCCAGGCCCTGGACGCGCTTCTGGTTGAAGCCCTCGTCGGTGGCCTTGGTGAAGACGCGGTAGGTGGCGAAGAGGACTTCATCGCACCACTCCGACACCAGCGCCGTCGCGGTCTTGTGCAGGCGCGGCACATAGCGGTCGTAGGCTTCGGTTTCCGGATTCTCGAATCGCTCGATGCGAGCGTGCGCGATCAGGATCACCGTCATGCCCCGGTGCTCGCGCAGCGCCGCGAGGCCATCGAGCACATCGCGCCAGTGCTGCAGGGCGAAGGTGTAGCCCTTGCCGTAGCCGATGTCCTCGATGGTGGCGACCTGACGGGTGGTGCAGACCTTGGCCCAGATCAGCCGCTCCAACCAGTCGAGCGAGTCGATGACCACGGAGCGGTACGGATGGTTCTCGCTGTAGAGCGCACCGAGCGACTGCATGAATTCGTCGAACGACTGCGCGACGGGAAACTTGTGGCAGTCGATCTCGCCGAGGCCGTCCTCGGTCTGGATGACCACCGGCGACGGCGCGCAGGTGGCGAAGGTCGACTTCCCGATGCCGGCGGTGCCGTAGACGAGCAGACGACGCGGACCCGACTTCGCGCCGGTGATGATGGAGGTGAGCAAGCTCATAGGGCTGGTCCTGGTTGGGCTGGAGTGGTTGGGTTGCGTGAGTTAGCTGAGGTAGTCGAAGCTGCGGATCTGCTCGTAGCCGGTTGGCCAGCAGTCCTGCGCGCGGCAAACTTTCAGCCGCTCGATCGCGGCGAAGTTCTCGCGCGCAGCGGCGTCGAGGACCTGGTCAGAGAAGCGCCACACGCCGACGCGGTAGGGCTCCTTCTTCTCTACTGCGATGACGTGGACCTCCGGCTTGCGGCCGGTGACCTGGGCGAGCACCGCGCGGTAGAACGCGAGCTGGTGCGCGTAGCCGAACGAACGCGCCTGCAGTTCGAAGTAGTCGAGGTCGTCGATGGTCTTGAGATCGACGATGCCGCGCTCGGGATGCGTCCAGTCGATGCGGATCTGCGATGGCAGGCCGGCGAACTCGGCGCGCACGACGCCCTCGCCTTGGCCTTCAGCGATGAGCGAAGTCGCCACGTCGTGCTCGCGCACCGCGCGGGTGAGGCGGTCGCAGAGATCGGCGGTGTCCTGGCTGATCGCCGGCTTGCCGATGGCCGCCGCCCATTCGGCGTAGGCCTTGGTGTCCTGCCCGAATGATTTCCCGGTCTTCGGGTTGATCGGTCCACCGATGGCGAAACGCCGGCGGAACTCGGTCTCGCCTTCCAACACGCGGCAGTGGGCAGCGCGGCCGACAACGAATGCGGCGCGCTCTTCCTCCACGATCAGGCCGAGCTGCTTGTTGCGATACAGTCGAGGATTCTTGCGGAACTCGGTCAGCGCATGGCTGGAGAGATGATCCTTCCGATGTGCCGCGTAGGTCTCTTCCGGTTCCGCGATCAAGGCCGCCGTGAAGGGCTGTGCTGGCGATGCGGACCAAGCGGCTGGCAACAACATGGTGAGGTCCTGCGGGCGATGCGGCCGATCTGCTGGAGCGCAGAACCGGGATCGTCTCTCACAGGATTACTCCCCGCCGAGCCACGTTTTTTGCCGCCCATCAATCATCGCGGTCCTGTGTCCCCAGGGTCACAGGACTGCGACAGGACTCTGTCCCCGCCGCACAGGTCGCGGGGACTTCTCGCACAGGTCCTGCGATAGCGCCGTGTCCCCGCTGCTGGCGTGAGGTGTCGCTCGTTCCTCCGGCGCGTTGCCGGTCGGGACATCAACCCGAGCGAGCCAGCCATGTCCGACACCGTCACTCTCACCATCAACACCTACGAAGGCGTCCTGCCTCTCTGGGCACACGAACTCACCCAGGCCTACGCCAAGCGGCTGGGCTACCGTCCCGATGAAATCGACGACGGTCTCCAGGAGGTGGCGATCGCTTTCGCCAAGTACCGCTTCGATCACACGCGGAACACCGGCGCTTGCGAACGCACCGCGCAGACCGCCCTGATCCGCAACGTCCTGCAGAAGGTGCTGCGTGGCCAGGTGCGCTATGTGCAGCGCCTGGAGCGGCTGCGCGCCGAACCCCAGCGTCCCGAGGCTGGTCCCGACACGGTAGCCCAGCACGAACTGTGGCAGGTGGTGGCGGCGATGCCGGAGCCTGACCGCGAGATCTGCCTGCGGCTCGCCGCCGGCATGAACACCCACGCGATCGCCAAGGAACTCGAGATCGGCTGGTACACGGTGAAGCGCGCGATGGAGCGCATCAAGGCGGCATTCGCCGAGGCGGGCATCGATAGCGGCCTCTTGGCCTGACATGCTCCAGCATCATCCCGATCCGCCGGAACCAGCAGACACCACTGGATGTCCGCAGGTGTCTCGGCAACACATGAAGGACCAGGGGGCGAATCCTCGCCCCTTGGCGGATGCCTGGATCAGCGACGACCTCCTCACGGAAGCCATCGCCGTCTGGTCCCGGCTCTACCGCCGACCGATCGGCACCGAGGAGGCCGTGGACATGCTGCAAAACGTCAAACGCGCAGGCGAAGCGATCTGCCGGATCGCACGAGAACAGGAGCGACCATGAACGTCCTGATCTGGACCCGCGTCAGCTCCCGCGAGCAACGCGAAGGCTACTCGATCGACGCCCAAATGCGGGTCTGCCGCGAACGTGCGCAAAAGCAGGGCTGGACGGTGATCCGGGAGTTCGAGGTGGCCGAGTCCGCCAAGCGAGGTGCTGAACGGCTCGCTTTCAATGAGATGTTTGCGTGGGTGAGAAAGAACGCGAAACGAGAAGGCTTGGAAGCCATCCTTGCCCACAAGCTCGATCGCGTCTGCCGCAACATGAAGGATGCGGTTCGCCTCCAGGAGCTTGAGGACCAGTGCGGCGTGAAGCTGGCCTTCGTCGACAACCAATTCGGTGCCGGTGCTTCAGGCGTCCTCTCGTTCAACGTGATGGCGGCGGTGGCGCAGTATTACAGCGACAACCTCCGGTCGGAGGTGCTCAAGGGCATGGAGGAGAAGATCCGTCAGGGCTGGCCGATGGGCCGGGCGAGCTACGGCTACCTGAACGTGGCCGACAAAGCCTGCCCGGTGGTGCCGCATCCCGAGAAGGCCAAGACCGTGGTGCAGATCTTCGACTGGTTCTCGACCGGCCAGTACACCCTGGATGCCCTCGGCGACCGGTTGCTCGCCGAAGGCCATGAGTTCCGCACGACCTACCCTCGGTTCAACCGCACGGCGCTGGCCTACATCCTTCACAACCGGGGCTACATCGGCGAGATCGTCCACCGGGGCGTCTCGCACGTCGCCAAGTTCCAGCCGCTAGTCTCCCGGACGACGTTCGATGCCTGCCAGGAGGTTCTGAAGGGACGCAACCGCCGCTCATCGACTCCCGAGCTGCCCTACCAAGGAGGCGTCTTCCGGTGCGCTCACTGCGGGGCGATGATGACCGGCGAGCGGATCGTCCGCCGGCACAACGACGGCTCGGAAGCGCGCCACGTCTACTACCGATGCGCCAACAACGCCCCGCCGCCGGAGCACCCGAAGGTGCGCTGGAAGGCCGCCGACCTGGAGGCCGCTGTCATCGCCGAACTGGAGACCCTGCGCATCCACGACGAGGGCCACGCCCAGTTGATTCGCAACACCCTCAAAGCCGCTTTCGCCGACGTCGCCAAGGCTGAGGCGGACCGCCGTCGCGTTTTGTCCAAAAGGCACAGCGAGTTGAAGGGGAGACTGGATCGACTTCTGAACGCCTACCTCGAAGGGGTCATCGAGCAGGGTCCGTTCTCGGTCAAGCAGGGCGAACTGCGTGTGGAATTAGCCGATATTTCCAGGCAACTTGAGGAGCGACCGACCTTCGATCCCAAGCGCGGAGAACTGGCGCTGGGGCTCTTCGACTTCATGCAGAATGCGGCAAATTTGTGGCGGCGTTCAAACATGGAACAAAGGCGTGAGCTTTTGGGTGCGATAGCTTTGAACCGCCGTGTCAGCGACGTAAAGCTTGTCCTGGAAAAGAGAAAGCCCTTCGACATTGCTGCCGAAGGGCACGTTTTCCATTTTGGTCGGGGCGACAGGATTCGAACCTGCGACCTTCTGGTCCCAAACCAGACGCTCTAGCCAAGCTGAGCTACGCCCCGTGGGGGGCGGGCATGATTGCAGGAATTCACGGTTCGTCTAGTGAGCGTCCGGGGCTCCTCCTGTGGGTGCCGCTGGAGCGTGGTTGGACAGGGGGGCATCGGGCGCACAATCCACCGCCCATGACTCTCCTGGTGGTTCCCCTCGCGGCTGCGGATGCGGCCACGCTGCTTGCCGATACCCAGCGGGCCTGTGTTGCCGGCGCGGATCTGGTGGAGTGGCGCATCGATCGCTGCTTGGCCCGCGGGGCGTCGGCTGAGGAGCTGCTTGCGGCGATTCCCCGTTCGGCGCTGCCGGTGCTGTGGACCATCCGCGATCAGAGCGAGCAGGGCGATTGGCGCGGCACGGTGGCTGAACGCGATGCGCTGAACAGCCGCGCAGACGTCGCTGGGGTCGCGTATATCGATGTCGAATTGGCAACGGTGGGGGCGTGGC